TAAAATAGCTGTACTTTTTAGTTAGTTAGTTTTCTTTCTCTTCTGTTGAAAGACCCCCATTACTGGGGGTTTTTCTATTTACTTCCTTTTTTAATTAAATAATACCATAACCAAATAATATGTGGTCTGATAAACTCGTATGCAATAAATATTAATAAGTATTTCATTAAATTTTTATTTAATTAAATTATTTTTTGTTCAACAAGTAATTGTTCAACTTTTACCCAATCAACAAAAGGTCTATGTGATATACTTGTATCATATTTTAATGGACATCCTAATGCAGAATCATCTATCATTAAATCAGCATAACTTTTAGGACTTTCTGTCCAATTATGTTGATCAGGATTAGATTGTACTCCGTGTAAAGGAATATCATTGTCTATGAACCATTGTATTGCATCATTTAAAAATGTGCCTTTTACATCTGGTGTTATATGTTCTCCTATACTTTTAAAAGTAATTCTATTACTTCTCATTGTAAAAAGAATCAAGTGATGTCCAGCATGAACTAATTTCTTTAGTACTGGTACAGCACCAATACTTTTCCCTATTTGTGGAAAACTGTGAGTAACACAAGTTCCATCAAAATCAATGTTTATTGTCATATAAGTTTTTCTGTTATTAATATTTCTCTTACTTTTTCTACAAGTTCTTCCATAGTACCGTCATTGAAAATTTCATAATCAAACTTAGCATCATCAAGAGCTGTTTCTGAAGGATGTTCTGTAAAAGCTTCTCTACTTAATAAATGAGTTTTACCTGTTTTAGAATGTTTAATAGGAAGTTTTTCTCTAACCACTCTAATAGTAATACCTTTTCTTTCTACAACAGCTTCCAATTCATTAGGAAATCTAACATCTGTAATAATCCAATTAGGATATACATGTTGGTCAATAAATCCTGCAGCTCTTGTAGGAACTTCTGATCTATGAATTTCATACTTATAATCAGCAAATAAAGCATTTACCCATACATTTGTATGTAATCCATCACGCATTGCTTCTGTACCAAGTTTTTGAAGAAGTTCTCTTACAGACATTAATTCATTAAACAAAAATTTTGCAAATGGTTCAATGTTGTTTAAAGGATTATGTCTTACAGTTCCCCATTCTTCACCAAGAATAACTTTCTTAAACTCTTGATCTTCAAACTTTTCTACAGGAATACCTGTAAGTATTGATGCAATTGTTTTTAATTTGCCAGCAAACTTTTTGATTTCACATGTTTGATCTTTATTTGTATAAAGCAATTTTTGAATTATTGTACCTACTGTATCTTTGCCAGCACCTATTTTACCGTTTATACCTATTATCATTTTATTGGTTTGTTTTTAGTGTTACACGTTTTACATTCAAGTGTTTCAGTATCAAAGTTTTTCTCTGTCTTACACTTATCACAATATTTATATAATGCTATCATTTCAAACCATCCATGATGGTTAATAATCTAGATTTTATAACTTTTGAGTCAATGTCAATATTATAAAATCTTCTAAGATACCTTTTTGTCAATTTAACAGTATCAAGTTTTGTATTTTTACCAGCAACTTTTACTAATGCTTTTAAAATAATATCAATCATAGGTTCGTTATTTAATAATTCAACTTTCTTTTTTAATACTTTTAATCTTATTTCAAGATTTAATACATCTTGCATGTGATCATTTATTTTCATATTTATAATATTTAAAAAGGGGTATTTCTACCCCTCTTATAATTACTAAAATGGAAGTTCTACATAAATTTCTTCATCAATTGTTTCTGGTTCTTCAACTGGATAAGTTGCTTCTTCTGTTTCAACAGCAGGATCAAAATTAAATGCATCTGAAAATACTTGATGCATTTTAATATGATCATCCATCCAGGTAGAAGGATGCGCATCTTTTAATGCAAGAGAAATATGATTATACAAAACCCACGCGCTTCCTTCATGAGCATCATAATTAAAACTTGGTTTTTCCATTTCTTTTTTAATCATGTTTAACTGCATAGTAGTTAAAATTTGTTCTTCAAAAAATAGTTTACCAAGAATAGTATACATTAAACTATCAGAAATTAATATATCTTTTAATTTATGTTTATGTTCTACAAGTGTAGACCAGTATTCTTCTGAATCTTTTATAAATTCAGATATTTTACCAGCAGCAAGTAAATCTGCAGCACCTTTGTGAACGCGTTTATATGCACCAAATTTAGAATTTGATAACATCATACCGTTCATACATACTTTTACCAATCCTCCAAGCGAGAATCTAAATGCATATTGTTTATTATACGAATTCATAAAGTTTGCAGATAATTCAATATCTGGATCACTTTTATAATTCAATTTAAAATTTCCAATTGCTACAGTACCATCTTGTGTACATCTGTAATCTTCGCCAGTTATAATATACCCTGCTGCAGTTATTTCAGTTCTCACACGATTGACAACATCTTTGTGAGAAATAGGTGTATAAGTTTTTGTTTTTTCTGGTAATGGTGCACTTAGCATTTTTCCATAGGCAACCATGCCATTTATTGTTCTTTTCATTTTAAAAGAGACTTAATTGTTGATTCATTTTTTCTTGAGGTAATATTGTAGAAGAATTTTCTACTTTTTTTATCTCGTCATATATTTTATCTAAATAATATTTTTCATTTACATCATAATCTAACCATTCTTTTTCTTCAAACTTATTAAATATAGTTTGCATATGCTTACCACTTTCAAGTTGAATTTCGCGATGGTCTGGATTACATTTAATTAGTTTTACACCATTGTTTGAAATATAATATCTGATTAACTTTTGAAGTTTTTTAACTTCGTATACACCATCTTTTACTGCTCTTTGCTCAAAGTACCAATCACCTTTTAATTTTGCTCCTGCACAATAATCATAGATTTCTCTATTTTCTTCTAAGAACACTTTAGGATCAATTCCTTTAATAAAATATGCATACAAAGCTTTAGGTATTATCAAGTGTGATTTATTTTTATGAAGTGCCAATTCTTCATATTCAAAACGACCTTTGCACTTTGTTTTGCCATCAGTATAAACTGCAATGTAATTGTTTACATCACCAATAATCATTTTGTCATATTCTACAGTTTCAAGTTGTAAAGATGTCAAATCTTCCCACTCTTTGCAGATTTCATAAAATAATTTTTCATCTTGTTCATCAACCAAAAATTCCAAACCATCAGTATTTTGCATAAGTGGTTGAGCACTAGGTATTCTAGTGGCAATCATTTCATACAGCATAGATAGTTGTAATTGACCATTGATAGTAATCCTAAAAGTAAATTCAGGATCGTACAAAAATGAATATTTATTTTTACTTAATCCATAAGTAGAATTTAGTATAATTTTAAATAGATAATTCAAAGGAGATGTTTTTGGATATTTCTTTCTTTCTTCAAAAAACCATTCATATAATTCACAAAAATCTTTTTTAGGTATATGAGCTGGAGACCATTCATTTTTAATTGCAAGATTTGGATAAAAAGAGGTAACATCTGCAGAAAGAATTTTCTTACCGTTACCTGCTTTATATATACCAGATCTAATACAACCATGGAGACCACCTAGTCCATAATCTGTAGGAACTCCTTTGTACATCATTCTATACTTAGGACCTTTTGTTTGTGTTTGTTCAATATCAATTGTTGTGTTTACAATTTGACTTTTAAACCAGTTAAAAACACCTGTAAATTCTGGTGTAGTAAAACTAATCATAGGAAGAAGAATATTTCTGACAACTACGCTATCGCGTTCTGTTCGCATTACTCTAATTGCTTTCTTGTCTTTTTGTAATTTTTCAGATAAAAAGTGTAAAAATATCTCTTTACTGATTCTTGGCTCACTAGCAGAAAGTAAATTCAAATTATATGTTGCACTTAACTCTGCTCTTAAATTGATTTGACTTGCCATTACTCGTTCTCCTTTAGAATTACGAAGAACAAATATTTGTTTTGTTGACCTAACATCATTTATACAATAACTAATAATAGAATCTAATGATTCATCATTTAAAACTGGCTGTGTATGATGATGTGGCATTTCTTCCACACTAAACCAATCCATAGAAAATTGTATCCACTTTAAAGAACATCTTTTTGCCATACCATCCCAATGATTCAACTTAAATATGTCTACACATTGAATAGTAAGTTTAAATTCTGGATAATCTAGCCATTGACCAGTGTTGGATTTTTTAATTACTTCTCCAGCATATTGAGCAATTGTACCAGAAATATCATTAGATGATAAGCGTGACATTTCTTCTCTGTTTTCAAGTATGAATTCAGTTATTTGAGCATCAAATGCTAAATTATTATAACCAAGATGCCAATCTTTATGATCTATGTTGTCATCTAAAAAAGCAAGAAACTTTTTAAAATCATTTTTGTCTCTATTGATGACAAAAGTATGAGTTTCATCAGAATCATATGCTCTAAATACAGCAACAAAACAATTGACAATTGTTTCATAATCCATTACCCAAAATATTCTATTACGCTTTTCCATTAACTTTTAATATATATCCAGAATTACATTCTTATTTTATTACTTCATCAATAATTTTTAATGAGTCATGATCAGGGTTAATTGCAAAAGCATTAATGAAATCTTTTATATCTTCAATTTTGTCAAGATAATATTCATAATACGTTTCCATCATTTTTCTTTCCTGGATGTATTCTGGTTCAACACCAGTTGAAGAAGTTCCTGTTTTTTTAATTACAACTTCACCTCTATCATTTAGTTTTGGAAACATGTTTGGTTTCTCTTTAAATTCTTTACTAATAATAGCAAGAACTTTTGTAGTAGGATCATAAATAACCTCATTAAAAGGACATTCTTTTACTACTGGTAACATTCTAAATGTTTGATTGCCATACCAGTCAGTTGAATAGACAATCATGTTTTTAAATTCTGTAATCATATTTATTTATATTTGGTTTTAAATTATAATTGTACTTCTGGTTGAACAACTTTACAAGTCTCTTTGTCTAAATCATATTTCTCACAAAGTTCTCCAACTGCTTTTAAGTCATCTATGTCAACTTTTAGTATCTCAGCATAAATTTTGAAATACTTTTCTGGATACAAATAAGACTCCATAAATACCCATTCAGGTGTATGAACACCATAATAAGTACTTAAAATCTTTTTGGAATTTTGTGATATTTTTGAATATTTTGCATTGCAAAATGAATCAAAATCTTCTGCAATTGTATTAAAATCAAATACATATGCAATTAGATTGTCATCAAGTGGCAAACAAGATTCAAGCATTCTATGACATATTAAATAATCTTGTTCAAAACGTATCCATTCTTCTGTATCTAATCTTTTGAATATGCAGATTAATTTACGCGATGACACATCACAAATTCCTTCCCATTCAACATATGTTTGTAAAGGTTTGTGAGTTTTGTGTTTTTTAAATCCTAATAATGGATATAAAAAGTTATAAGACTTTTGAAAATATTTACGATATATATCTGTTATCATAAAACAAGCTCGTTATTAATTAAAAATTGGTATGGTAAATCAAAACTTCTATTGACAAAATGATAATCTGCTTGATTTAATAGTGTTTCAGTTTTTACAACCCATTCTTTTAGAGTTTTATCTGAAACTCTAATTGGTGCAATTTGCAAATAGTTATCAATTACAATAAATCTAAATTCAAATTTGTAATCTTTATATTCTGGTTTAGATAAATAAACATTATCTACTAACATATAGTACATAGATGCTTGCATCCAGTATCTGTAATATTCTATTGAGTCTACAAATGAACCAATATCTTTGCTTGATTTTTTTAAATCATTTACAAATATTGTTTTATTAGTATAATCAATAACTAAATTGTCAACAAATCCTCTTAATCCAAACATTGGATATTTTTCATCAATTGCAGCAAGTTCTACTTCATTTTGTATTTTAAGATCTTGACCATAATCTGGTCTATATCCCATTACTTTCATGACAACATCATTTGCTTTTATTTCTTCTACTACTGCAACACATTGTTCATATACAGTTGGATCAACAATTTGTTTTCCTTCTGCATTTTTTAAATATTCCCAGTAACTAACATGTTTTTCAATGATAATTTTTTCAATTCTTTGTGCATCAGTTTTTAATGACTGATACAAATTCATATCTTTTAAAATATCAAGTATAGCGTGCTCAAAATGTTCAAGATGAACTCGTGGATCACCAGCAGTATTTAGTTCTTTATAGTGGTTGTATAGTCGTTGCAGAACCTCTTTTGGATTGTCACTTGGAATATCATTAACACTTAATACAAATTCTTTGTCAAAATCATCAGGATTTAAAAATAAACAATGAATTAACTTACCTTCAATAGCAAATTTATCACTTGAATCATCTCTTTGTCCCATTATGTAATGTAAATAAAATAACCTTGGACTATATAATAACTTATTCAATCCTGAATAAGACATCATAAAATTTTTGTCAAAAAACTCTTCTTCTTTTTGAATCTTTGTTCCCGTAGTGGGAAATAATTGTAATCCTTTCATTTACTTACAGTTTAGTAAATCTTTTGCGAAATATTTTCCTAGTATATTACCATTATAACTATTACTAGTTAACACATCATTTTTTATTTGAAGTGAAAACTCACAATAATTCAAGTATTTTTTAGTACAACATAACTCAATGATTTCTCGTTTATACATTGATTTTCCTTCAATCTTGATTTCTGCAGTTAGTTCTTTACAACTACCCCAGTAAGATAACCAATCTGAAGATTTAGAAACTAATTTAGTTTTTTTTCTAGTACCAGTTTCTAATTTTTCTTTTTTTGTAATTGCTGTTTTTCTAGTAAACTGCAAACTTTTTTTGCCAATATAAAACTTACCTGTCTTTAAGTGAGTTATTTTGTAAACAAAACCTATAAGGTTTTCATAGTTTGGTAAATCTTCAATTTTTGTAATTACTTTGTACTTACTTGAAGGTAATATCCAATTTTCCATAGTGTTGATTTTTGACAAATTTAGTAAACTAAATCACTATTATCAAAAAATTCTTTGTTTAACTCTTTATATTTTGCAATTGCTTTATCTAAAACTGGTATTAAAGTATACGCAGCTCTAGTAATACCATGCACTTTTACAATATCACTAAAATCTTTTTCAAGTGAAATATAACAGAATGGAAGATTATGTGTATCCAAGTAGTAATTCATACTTGTAATACCTGCAGTGTCACTATCCATATAGGTTACAACTGCTTCGTAGTCATTTTTTAATGTGTCAATAAGTTCATAAGAAAGTTTTGTGTTCTCACTATCTGGTGCAATAACATCAACATCTAATCCAGGTATACTTTTAATTGACATGCAATCTTTCAATGAAGAAGCAATAACTAAAAATCTTTTTCCTTCAAGTTGATCATAACCTTGTACATAATCTAACAATTTTAGAAACTTTTTGTTACCGTTTTTAGGTTGGTAAATTTTGTACATCTCGTTGTACTTTGTAGCGTACAAATAAACATGCTTTTTTTGTACAACAAACTCTTCTTCAGTATTAATATTACCTACTTGCTTAGTCATAATATAACTTCGCAAAGGTATTACATTGTACTGCTCAAGCAATTTACTACTAATATTGAACTGTAACCAAAAATCTGCATCATCTTTAGTCCAATCTCTGATAAAATAATCAGAAACTATCCATTTTGTTTCTACAAATTCTTTTTGTTCAACTTTGTTACCAGTTTTCAAAAACTTTTGATAATCATCAATAATTTTAAATACTGCAGTTGTATAATCAACATTCCAAATCTTTGCCATCAAATCTGTTGCATTACCAGATTTACCAGTAGAAAAACATTTATATCTATACTTGCAAAGATCTTTGACATAATATAAATACATAGAAGGATCTCTATCATCTGGATTAAATAAACTTTTCATTCTAAAATTCTGACCTGTTAATTTTACAGGTAGATTTAAATAGTTTTCTAAAATCCAATCAGAAGGAACATCTTCCACACTTCCAATAAAGTTGTTTAAACTAAACATATTACTAAGAATTAAATTAATAAAAAAGGGTAAACATTAAATCTACCCTAATTTATTAACTATTGAATTAATAATTATGGAAGTTGTAAATCACTTACATTATCTTCAAAAACAGGTGAACTGTTTGCAGGATTGAAGATGTCTTCAGAAACAGGTGCTGGTGAAAACTCACTCACTGTTTCAGATGCGTCTTCAGAAACTTTTTTCTCATAAATGTGAACAGCTTCGTTAAACGTAAAGAAATTAGGATTATCTTGAGTCATTGCATACGCATATTTCCCTTCAACTCTTTTTGGTAAATATAAAGAATAGTTTGGAAAGTCAGAACCATCTTTAAAATACTTTTGTCCACCAATTGTGAAATACATCCAGAAATCAGGTTTGCAAACAAAACTTTTTACTGCTGCAACCAAGTCTTCAATTGTAAGACATTCAATTTTAAGCGATTGAAACTTGTCTAAAATACCCATTTGAGTTAAGAAACTACCTAGATAAGTTTGAATAGATTCATCTCTTAAGATGTTTTTACCTTTGTAAACCCAGTCTTTGAAACCAAATTGACCACTTCTTACTGAGGCAATTTGACCTTTATAGTTTCCTCTTGCAGGATTATTTCTATCAACTTGGATACCGTCAAATCCATCACCTATTTCTTCACCTTCTAATACAAATATTAAATTGTATTGGTCCTTGTCATAAGGAGGTCTTTCTAATTTTAAATCTATAATTCTACACTTGTGTGTACCTGGTAATAAGATTTTTGATACATAATTACCTTCTGCTGGATTGAAATCATTTAAACTAAACGCCATTTTTTCTAATTTTTAATTGTTACTTTTTTAATTAATCTATAAATATTTGATCCCAGTGTGTTACAATAGTACCATCTTCAAGAGTTTCAGAGATAACAATCTCTTTATTTCTCAAGTGTTCTGGTCTTGCACCACATAGAATATCATCTTGTGTTTTAAAACTCAAGATATTTTTGTCTCCTTTTCGCACTAGATATCCAATTGCATCAGATTTTGATGTTGTTATATCTTTTAATTTACCTGTAAGATTTAGATCTAAAGAACTAAAATCATTACCATTTTTAGATAACAAAGTATCTTTTACGTGTCCTAATAAAATAATATGAGGTGCTAGATTTTTAATTCTTGCAGTCATTTCATTAAATGCTTGACGTAACCATGGATACCCTGCACCATTAGCAAGATTTAATATGTTACCATATTTTGCTTTACCAGTTGTTTTCCATGTTGAACCCATAGGTGACAAAGAATACAAATGTTCTGCGTATGGAATACACATATCTTCTAAAGCAGTAATGGTATCTAAAGCAATGTACTTGTAAGGTTTACCAGCTTTAATAATAGCAGCTTCTATGTCCATTAATTCTCTAACATTGTTTGCTTTGATTTTCATTGCATCAACATAATCAGAACCACCTTCTAAATCTATTAATAAACAATTTGGTAATTGTGACAATAATGTTGTCTTACCAGTTTTTGGTTTACTAAATATGATTAAATTTTTAGGACTTTTAACTACTGATTTTACAGTTGTTGTAGGTAATACTAAACCTTCTTTTACTTCTGTTGTACTTGCCATTGTTTACCTTCTTTTATTAGATTATTTAACCATTTTTTGTTTGACATTGGAGTATTTTGTACAATACAATAAATATCTCTAATAGTCATTTGTGCATAATGATTGTCATCTTTTTCAACATAATTGTCATCAAAAATGTCATTATCAATTTCACCAAACTTTGGAAGTTCCAAATCTGATTCATTTGATATTTTTGTGTTTAATTCTGGTGCAATGTACTTTAAATCTGTTTCATTCACCTTTTCCAAAGTTGATAGTTTAAAAGCATAAGAAGGATAAGGAAGTAGTGATCCATCTTTTTTTCTTGTTACCTCAACGTAATCTTGTGGATTTTCTCTCCAATCAAGATTGTTTTTGAATTTGTAAAGAGTTCTTTTGCCATCTGGATAAGACTTATCATCCCAATCAAATAGTTCGACATAAACATCTTGATTTTTAGAAAGTTGTTCACCATAAAATCTCAAAGTTTCTACTTGAGTTGGTCCAAATTCATTACTATTGTAACATAATTTTGCAAAAAATAATGGATTTTCAATACCCATTTCGCTAAACAGTGGTTCCCAATAAACTGCAAACTCTGCAGTCAATTCATTAATGTGTTTTTTCTTTACTGTTGTTGTTGACATACTAATTTAATTTTACATTTTTAATTTTACATTTTTTACATTTAACTTAAACTACCTAGTATTCGAGTTGTTGGAGTAGGTGCTTCAATAATAGTCATTTTAGCGTATTCTGCTTTATACCATTGAATACCAACTTCACCAAATCTATTTTTTAATATGTGCATTGCTAATAAAAATTTATCATCAATAACATATTTGTTTGGACCATAAAAACCTAAGTTATATTTTGCTGGTCGATTGAAAGCAATCATCACATCAGCACACTGGTTCAAAAAGTCGCTTCCATAAACATCAGATTCTGTAGGGTAATGACCTTCGCCTTTACCTGTAGTTTTCTGCCTCTCAGGATCATCAATTTCTCGATTTAATTGTGTCAATATAATAAATGTAACAGGTAACATATTTTTCATTTCTGTCATCATAATAGCAAGATTTTGTAATGTTGCTTGCTTATTATTCTCACTACCAGATTGTTTTACTAAAAGAGTATGGTCTAAAGTAATTACAAATGGTTTTTTCATTGTGTTGTAAAAATTAAATATTGCACTACGCATCTCATTCACTGTAAGTGCTTTATCAATTATATACTCTTTTCTTGCATGCTGTTTACTTGCATATTCTTTTAACTTATTAAAGTCAGCACTAGTTAATGGTGGCATACCATCATCCATTGCAGATTGCAAATATCTAATATTTAATCCACTGGTTGCAGATAATTCACGCAACGCCATGTTTCTTCCTAGCATTTCAAATTGAAAATGCAATACAGCAAAATCCTGTTCAGGATTCAAACGCTGTAATTCTCGTGTTAAAGAGGCAGCAATAAGAGTTTTACCAACTCCTGGTCTTGCAGCAATAACGTATAATGATTGCCACTCAATACCATTTAATCCAATTTTATTGAATTGTTTCCATTGAGTTTTTAAAGATTTTATATTTCCACTAGCTCGTGAGTGAATATATTTTAAACCTTCATTCATAACATCACCATACTGTTTCCATTCTATTTTTTTTGGTTCTTCACCAGATGGTTTAAACATATGAAGTTTAAGTTAATTGATTACAAATATAATAAACTTTTAAAAGTTAAACAAGTATTTACCAAATAATTTTTGGTTTTTTATCATATACTAATGCATTATTTACTTGGTTAAAAATATCATTACAATTCCAATCTTCATCTTGTTTGTATGCTGCAGATGCAGGATGTGAACATTTTAAAATTTGTGTGTTTCTTAAAATATTATCAATAAGATCTTCATTTTGTTGTGCTTGTTTGCCAATAAGTACCCATACATAATCTTTATCTTTAGAATTAAGCATGTCAATCAGGTACTTAATAAAAGGATCCCATATAGGAATATGTTTACCAATTTTGTTAATTTCTGTTGTCAATGATGTATTTAACATTAGTACACCTTGGTTTGACCATCTAGTTAAATCTGGATCAAATGTAGTTATATCTTTTTTGTCAGAATAAACAGTTTTGTTTACTGCCTTAAATATAAATTTTAATGATGGTTGTTGTTTTTTAGTATTACCACAAGAAAAAGCAATACCATCAGCTACTCCAATAGTAGGATACGGATCTTGTCCAACCATAATAACTTTTAAAGTATCTAATGGACATTCCATAAATGCTCTAAATACTTGTTTTAATGGTGGAGTAAATTTTTTATCATCATTGCTTAATTCCCATAATTTTGTTATTATATTATCAAAATCTGTACTATAAACAAATGATCTGAAAACTTTGTCCCACCCATTAATTGCAAATTTATTAAATAATTTTTGTTTTATTTCTTGTAAATTCATTTTTTTATTATATTTGTTAAAAAATTATATTATGCCACAAACACTTACAGAAATAGCAGATAAT